TTTAAGCGGAAATGACAAGAATCATGTGTAGGACATACACACGCTAAAGTGTTGTTTTTATTAGGATTTCGTTACAGAACAGTAACTTAGGAAACCAGTTTTGGTGCCGCTTGCCTGCACCAATGACCTATATAGAATATAGCTCAGATGACTGAGTGTGGGAATTATGTGGGGTTCTCTTTTAAGTATCTCATTAACTCAGCTCCTGTAATACGTCCATCAACTGCACGGATCTTACGTTCCTCTATTCGCTTAGATAGAGTCTTTGAGCTAATCCCTAGCTGCTTAGCAGCATCAGTAAAGTTATAAGTTACTAGACACATAATGGCTTGTCTAGCCCCCTCTTCCCCTGCCTGTCGGATTAGCTCATAGAGCTCAAGTCTGCCGATAGTAATCACTCTGACCTCTGGCGTAAAAATCCAACATTAGATTTCCTACCAGCAACCCCACCTATCACTAATTTTTGACGCTGTATCTGTGCCTGTGGAGCTTTTAATAGTTCAGATAATGGAGTTTTAGTAAACCCGTTTTTTACTTTAGCATCTTGGAGTTTGCTCCATTCTTCACGAGCTTTAGAAATAGCCGCATTATCTCCATCTTTTTTAGCTTCTATATAGTCTTGCTTAACTTCAGAAGTCTTTTCTTTATAGAACTTTTCATACTTAATTAGCTCAGACTGTAAATACTGGCGATCAGTAATTTTGGTAGTCGGCAACCCAATAGCTTGCCCAACAATGTCAGCAAAGCTCATCTCATCTGCGGAAAGAAGTTGGTCTCCATTAGTTGCAGTTACTCCATCTGTGGCAAATCGAAGAGCTTTTAAGCCATTGGACACTCCACTTGGCAATACTTCTTCCATACCTTTATAGATATTTCCATTAGCCATCTTCCCTACACCATCTACCATTTTTGGTAATAACCCACCAATAAAAGGCCCAGCTAACCCAAGTATGGCTTTTTCAGCCCCGCTCTTAGTAGCGCTTACATCTGTATAAGGTAGCAAAGACCCAACATTTTGCATGCTTAGTTTACTTAGATCTACACCTACCAAATTAGGAACGCCATGGGCTAAAGTAGTCCCACAATGCTTAATTAACCATGCTTCAAAATCTTCTGGATCGTCATCATCCCCACCAATACCTTTAGCAAGAGAATAGGCAAGTGAAGCTAATGCGTAAATTGGAACACCTTTCAAGCCACCAAGTACTGCAGTATGGGCAAATAAGAACATAAATTGTTTAGCTGCAATTTTGCGCTCATCGTATGTAACATCTTTACCCAGCATCTTTTGGAATTCACGAGCCAGCATAGATAACTGGATAACTTGAAACTTCTTAAATTGGGTAACTGATCTTACGAATCCATGACCACCCATGTAACGTGGAGTATTAAATCCATCGTACGAACCATGAGTAACGTGAATTACTTCCCTAGCAGCATTAGTAGCTTTAGTTTTATCACCAGACTTAATCATCTCCAACCGATATGCTGCTGCAGCTGCAGTAACACGGTTAATAGTTTCTACGTTATTAATACCACTACGTAAAGCATTAGTTACTTTTAGGTATGATGTTCTTGGGTCTAATGCAGATCCTTGATCGCTATAAAAACCACGAGACTCAGCTTCTTGTCCAATAGTAATTTTTCCTTCTTCTACTAAATGGCGTATTACCTCACGAATATCAGTAGGCAACTTTTCTAAATCAAGGCTCTTATCTTTTAATAAAGTAAAAATATCCTTGTAGGCATTATTAAGTGCCCGAACAGATTTAAAATAGCCATGCTGACCAGCCATCCAAGGTAAAGAAAGCACATATGATTGCGTAGCTTGTTGGAAATAGAAACCTGGGGAAAAAGTTAAGAACATATCCCCCGTAAGGCGATTGACACTATCCCATATGCTAGGCTGACGCATTGCTAATGACATTTCTTCATGCATCAATAATTCATTAAGTAAAGGGTTAGCGTTGGTACGGTCTCCGCCTTCTTTAGCTTCTTTTTGCATATCGACCATAGATTTAGTCATTGCTGCTCTAGTCTGGATATTAGCTAGGTAATGCTCTTTTGCCATTCCTTGAGTAAAGAACCCACGCAACATATCAGTATTAAATCCATGTACTTTCTTACGCTCCATCTCGGATTTACGGGCACTAGCATTAGCTAAAGACATTAGGTATAGATCATTAACCATACCCTTAAGCTTGGAGGCAATCTTCTTATCAGAATCACTAGCACCTTCATCAACATCAAGCAATTTAGAAAGCGAATTATCTAACTTAGCAAATGCATGAATTAAATCACGCCCTTCTTGGGTTTTAGTTCTTTCAAATGGAGTTTCTACATTATCGTATCCAAGATCAATAAGCTTTTGGTAAATCTGTTTACCTTCTCCCATGCTTTCCGCAAATTGAACTGTACGATGATTTTCATCTGACTCATGGTCAGACATCCATTTAGTATCTTTACTCTTTTCTGCCGCTAACCATTCTTTTGATTTGGCTACAACAACATAATTACCAAATCGATTAAGTGGTGCATATGGAGTATTCGGATCAGTTTTCATAATGGCATCAAACTTCTTAAGAGCTAATGATTTCTCTTTTTCTATTTTTGCTATTTCTTTTTCATCTGATCCAGCTGCTTTAACTTGAGAGGCAAATAGTTCGTTAACTAAATTTGTATGTATCGACTTCTCACGCAATAATTGCTCCCGCCCAGAAGTAAAGACATCTTTAATAACTTCCTGCTCTTGCTTGCTTAATTTATCAAACGCAGCTATATTTTTTGGGCTAGTAGTTACAGCGATAGGAGTTCCATTAATATCTTTTAGTTTTGGATCATAACCCCAATGCCCACTAATAGTCATATCTGCTAAAAGCTTATTAACGTTAACTCTTTGTGCATTTGTTAATGCTTGGGCCTTAGCAGTAATATTAATGATGTTTTGCTCACCAATACGTATTAGAGCTTGTTTTTGCTTAAAGGCTGCGACGAAATCTTTACTAGACTCCATATACTTTTGAGCCATATGAGCCACATCTTCAGTAATAGCAAAACCTAAACCATGTTTCTTAGCTCCATAGAAAGCAGAAGTAAACGCACTTATAGTTGGCTGCATCCATGTTGGAGCTTTATTAGTTGCAGCTTTTGCATTTTCTGTAGCAGTATGAATAGCTTTAATACCAGAAGCTAATGAGAACTGAATATCCTCTTTTGGAGCCATAGACTCTTTACTAGGTCTATTACCATCATTCATAGTGAGATGAGCTGCGCCATAAGCAAAATCTACTAAATCTTGTGCTGTTAAGTTTGCAGGGTTTAATCCCAATTTACGAATAGAGTTTTGGAAGGCTGTCCATAAAGCACGGAACCACTTAGCTAGTTCAGACTTATAGTCTAAAGCTCTAGGATTAACCCCAGCATTAATAGCCTCTTCAATAAAATAAGCTAGTAGTTCTGAATTAGCATGGGCATCTTTAACCCCAGCAAGGGACACTCTTTCTAGTGCAGCTTTTGCTATTTTACTTTCAATTGATCCGTCATTACGTTCTGACCATTCAGTAATCTTATTAATTAAAGTATCAAATTGCTCATCGTTAAGATTTTCTTCAAGCCCTAAGTGAGCCCCAACCTCATGCATAAATACTGCACGTGTTTTTCCTGGTTCAATATTGTCTGCAATAAGATAAGCATTACCCGTACCAGCTTCAGTAACAAATCCCTGTGGGTTTCTATTGGAAATAGACTTTTGCAAACCGATAGGTAAGTCTTTAGCTGATTGAACAATCTTAAGTCTAGAACCTAGGTTCCCAATAAATGCTTCAAGGTCTGCACGAACTGCTTTGACGGTAGAACCTTCAGCTATTTCTGATGACGAACCATTCTGACGGTTTAAAACTACTTGATTATTCTTATATATCTTTGTAGTAGCCCCAGGTGTAACACCTTTACGCTGTTCATCTGTAAATGAGTTTCTAGCTTGCACATCTCTGGCCTCTACTTCACCAGCAATAATTCTGTACAGTTCATTTTTAATACCTGAATTACCAACTGCTGTATTAATAACACCTTTAATTACATCTTCGGTAGCTTTAATATTATTTCTAATTTCACTTTGCTCTTTGTAGAGCTCATTACGTTCTTTAGCTAACTTCATCCATTCTGATGATTTAGCAGTTTCCATGCGCTGACTTAACTTAGAGACTTTAAATTCGTTGAGGTTAAGGACAGATTTAGAAGTATCTAGTTCTTTATATAGCTTAGTAAGATCCTCTGATAAAAGCTTTTCTATAGCAATATCAAGTTTTTCTAATTTACTTTTATTAACTAATAAAGCACCAGTATTTTCTTTGGCATCTCTAGCAATTTCTAGATCTATTGCATTATCTTCTAGTGCAGTTCCAACTTGATCTTTTAGTTTAGTAAGCGCTTCTTTATTATCCAAGCGAATAGAAGTGTCATTTCCCCCAGGAGCAAAACCTTCTTCATTCTGAATCCAATGCTGAACTTCATGAAGCAATGTAGATAGTGGATCACCAGCATATGGAGTAATATTAATAGTGTTATTTACATCATCATATGAACCTTGTTGCATACCCCATATATCAAGGAACGCACCTTTACGAGTTACAGTAGTGTTAGCTAAATTTGGGTAGGCTGCAAATATTTCTGGAAAATTTAAAATCTCGCCTAGAGTGACAGATTGCTTGTCTTCTTTTGGCCCAATTGATTCGAGTACTACTTTGCCATCTTTAGTAGTAAGTTTTGCACTAGAATCATTAATCTCAAAACGCCAATGCCCATCAGCGCCTTTATACCATCCAGTCTCTTTCCATATGGCGTTATCAGACTTTCCTTGAGACTCCATTAAGCGAGCTGTAACTAAATCTGCTACTTTAGAAGTAGCTTGAGTAGCTTTTTTCCCAGCAAAAGAATACTGAACCTTATTGCGGTTAAGCAATGTGAGCATGTCTTTGACTTTATCGTTACCAGTCTTAACATGATCGATCCACTCATCTTGAGCTTTAGCACTAAGAGTACTAAATAGTGGGACATTGATCTGAGCAGCGAGTTTATCCCAAATCTTAGGAGCTTCTTCTTTAGCTACTGTAACCTTCTCTTCTACCTTAGCAGCTTTCTTCTCAGCTACCTTTTTAGTTTTTTCTTTAGTTAATTTTTTACCAGTTTCTTCGTCAACAGCAGCAGCGTTTCTTAATTTTCTATTATTTGCTTCTGTTTGTTTCTTAGTAAGCTCAAGAAGTTTTTTAGACTCTTCCATTAATGCTTCTTCTTGGGCATGTAATTCATCTAGCTTAGCTTGCTTTTCTTCATTCCCCATTTCTAGGTCATCTTCAATAGCAGCTTTTTTATCTGTAATACTATTTAACTTTTCAAGTAGCTTGTAATGTTTTTGGTTAGTAGTGGTAACAGTGTTACCACGCTCAGATACACTTAAGCTTTTTCTATTATGGATAAATATTTGGCTGCTTTCGTTTGAGGCTTCTCCTTCAGCATTACCAGTATCCCCATCAGATTCTGCATCAGATTTTGTAATAGCATCAGACTCGGCATTAGATTCTTTTTTAGCTTCCTCTAATCGTAGGTTTTCATAGTCTGAGCTACCTTCATTATTTTTTGTATTGGTGATACTTTGACCATCTGCCTGGATCAATCCATGCCCATTACTTTCAATAGAAGCATTTTTAACGCTATTTGCAATTAACCCAAGAACATCTTCTTTAGACATCCCGTGAATGTTAGCTACTTTATCTACTGCCTCTTGTATAGCTTTGCTATTGTCCTCTAGGAATGTAGGCATTAACGATGCCCATCTTTGTGATGTTCTTTCGCCTATTCCATGAGCCGCAGCAACTTCCATATGTTTATCATCTAAAGGGCTATGCAAATATGCTGCTACAAAATCTCTATATTTCTGAGTTAGTTTATCTGACCTACCTTTTTTCCCATTGGGAATTACATGCTGCAATACTTCATCGGCAATGTTATGAATCTTATGCTGGTTGGCAGTATCGTCTGCAATTTTTTGGCTTAAGTGGGCAAGGTTTTCTTGGAGCAATCCATTAGCTTTACCTCTTGATACTTCCTCTACCCATTCTTTTTGTAGGTGAACTGGTAAGTCATAAAAACCTGTACCAGATGCATCCATATCTGACCATGCTATTTCTGCTTTTTGGATTTGCTCTCTAAGTCCAGTATGTGCTGGAGTAGCGTTAGGTGCCCCTTGCGTATTACGTGTTTGTGCTCCGCTGTCAGCTTGGATGGTGCTTCCCCCTCCCGTTTTTCCAGCTCCCGTTGCTTGAGCTGTTCCGACACCGACATTGGCTTGATCTTTTTGTCCAATTGCATCTCCAGTTAAATTATCTCTAAAGTTCTGCAGCATACCCACTTGGGCTTGGTCTGCTTTACCTTTTTTAGCACTCAGTTCTGCTAGCTTAACATCAATACGGTCAATAACTTCATGGATACCTGTATAGCCTTCGCCAACAGTTTTCTTAATCTCAGAAGCAAGTCTAGAGGATGTTAGTGGTGGCTTAGAACCATTGTTATTTTTATATGCAGCTAAGTATGCATAGTCAACTGCTTGTGCTTCTGGTGACTTCTGTTGTTCTTCCTCGCTAAGTTTATCAATAGCTTTTTGCAGTGTTACAGAAGGACCACCATTATGAAAGAAGTGATTTTGTCCGTTAAATGTATTACCAACTTGACGTGAGCTATCCTGATTCATTAGTGGAGTAGCTCCACCATACTTATTAACTATTTCATCACGATGAGCTTGCATAGCTTCTTGGTTAGCTGCGTCTTGCTCAGTTTGTTGTTGCTGTTTAGCTTGCGCAATTTGTGCAGGTAATGCATTAGCTTGGTGAAGGGATAACTCACCTTGGGTAAGTTCACGCTCAATACCTGTTGCTGGGTCACTTACACGCACTCCACTTGGCTCGTCCATAGCAGCTTTCATATCTGCTTGGCGTTGCGCTAGGATCTTTTTGTTTTGCTCAACTACACCTGCGGCTTGGTTAATAATATCTTGGGTAGATAAGCCTGAATCACTATGGATATTGATTGCAGTATTTAAAGCATCAGAATCTGAGCTTGCGGAATTTCCACCATTGAGTAAAGTATCTCCAGCAGACTTATGTTTGCCCCCGAACATACCACCACCAGCACCCATTACGCCTTCAACTAATCCACCAGCAGCAATAGAATTAACACGTTGATCGTATTTCTGAGCATCAGTTAAGTTTTTATTGAGGGACATCTCCAATTCATTTTGGATACCTTCACTAGTAGCACCAGTTAAGCTCTGTACTCCAGCAGTCTTACCCATACGAGTTAGTAAGTTGCCAGTAAACCCATGGCTACCACCCATCAACATCGCTTCAGGTAGCGTTTCTGCTAAAGCATGTGGAGCTCCAAGAGCTAAAGCTTTTAATCCGGCATTGTCTTCACCACCATCTAAAGCAGATTGATATTCAGAACCTACACCAGTTGCATAGTTAAATGCACCGCCACCAACTAACTGCTTAGCAAATCCCATGCCGCCTTCAAGCGCAGCTTTCTTCGCACCAAATTCAGCACCAGCTTCAGCCCCTGCAACAGCTAATCTACCAGCCATACCACCGCCACCCATTAATCTTGGGAGGAAAGCAGCAGCTCTAGCAATACCCGCAGGGATAGCAACCTCAGGTGTAACCATACCAGCAACAACACCACCGATTAAGTTAGGGATTTGTTTTGCTACTTGATACCCTAGATAAGGAAGTGCAGAACCTGCTGTTTGATCTCTAATATTATCTAGGTCTGGTCGACCATTAAGTTCAGATTGAACTTGGTTATCTTTAGCCCAACGATTAAACTTATCTCTTACACCAGTAGCTCCAAGAGCATCAGCCCCAGCAGCAATTGCAGATTGGCCTAAGCCTTGTAAATCATCGATTCCTGAGGAAACACCTGCCCCCATAAAGTTTCGATTGTCATCTACTTTTACACCAAGCTCTTTTGCAACATCTCTAATGGGCATCCCCGTTAGCTCAGAACCCTTTGAAATAATTTCTTCATCGGATAAATCTTTAGCCCACGGTGCTGCTTGTCGAATCTGGTCAAACAATGGCATGGTAAACCTTTATTTTAATAAAGCAGCTGCTTGTTGTTTTTGTTTTGCATTTAATTCCCCTGTGTTAAGCCAACCAGCAAGAATTGCTTTACCTTGAGTATCTCCGGATCTAGCAGCATCTAACCAATGGTTATAGGCAGGATCGCTATAGTCTGTTTCGAATGGCTTAATTACTTGTTTACTTGGAGATTGCCCATTAGGTCCTGCATTCGCAAAAGCTGCTACTACTGCATTAGGTTTTGAATTAGGTAATCCTGTAGCGGGTATGAAATCACCTGCTTTTGCTGGATTAGAAATGTATAAAACCCCGCCTGAAGTAATCATTCCTGTATTAGGATCTATTTTGATACCTTGATCTTTTGCATTAGGATCTTTTAGAAGTGCTCCATACCCAGCTTTTAATGCAGCTGCTGGCTCCCAGGGTTTACCAGTTTTGGGATCGTTCTCACCACTTCCAGTTAATGCAGCTGCGTAGTCACTTGCCTTAGAGGATAAAGATTCTTTACCATGATTGCTTTTATAGTAATCAGCTCCAGCCATTGACATTGCAGCGGAAGCATTATTTTTATTAATGTCAGAAGGTGCAGTATCTTCTTTGACTTTAACTTCACGCCCTTTAAAGTTGAGCTCCATACCTTCTTTAAACTTACCTGGCAGCATTGAATACTCATTACTAGCCGCACGTGTAATCATCTCTCTCGCTGTTTCTGGAGTAATTGGAGTACTAGAGATTACTTTGCCTTTACTATTTACTTGAGCTACTGAATGGCTGTTGTCAAGCCCAGGAGTGATTTCAGCAGTATGCCCATCATCAAACCCACTACCTTTTATTGGGTTGTTATAAGTAGGTTGGATTAGCTTAACGGCAGCTACTGGATCACTATCCACTAAAGACATAGCTTTAGTATATTTATCTGACCAGTTATCTTCTGACTGTGATCTTTTCTCAGTTCTAGCTGCTCCTGATATCTGCATAGCTTTTAATGGGTCAACCCCTGCAGCAACAGATCTTTGTAATAACTCAGATGTTTTTTGGCCATCGGAATATGGAGTAGCTTGCATTTGAGCAGTAGGCCCTTGCTGTCCATTTGGTAAAGCCGATTGCCCAACAGTACCTGGAACAGTTTGCTGACGTGTTGTAGCCGGATTAAATATCGTATCAGCTGCTATTGAAGATAATGCTTTTTGATGATCTTGCTCTTGTTGCCAAGCTTCAAATTGTGCTTTTTGTTGTTCAGCAAGTTGTTGCTGACGAGCATCTTCATTGAGCTTTGTATATGTGTTTACTGCTGTAGTACCTAAGGCACCAGCAAATGCTCCAGCGTTAAATCCCATTTAGTTCACCTTTGAATAATCAACAGCTTTGTATCCTGAGTTTGTTTGGAATACAGCTTCAGGGAAAACATCCTCTACTTCGTGGGCCATATGCCCTCTAAATCTGCCATGCCCAGCTAGATTGTTGTCTTTAAACTCTTGCTTGTATTCGTATTCATAAACTGGGAGTCCGTTAAGTGCGGTACCCACAAGTTCAATATTTTCTTTTGTGCGGATATCAGAGAAAAAAGCGGCTACGCTTCCGGCTTTACCAATACCGCTCATAAGTCCGCCACCAAGAGCGCCTAGCCCTGCCCCTAATCCTGCAGATGATTGAGCATTAGCTTGTTGTTGAGAGTTGTAGGCAGAGATTTGACCGTTGTAAGAAGCAACACCAAGTTGACCAACGTTGTTCCATCCTTGCATAGCACCACCATAACCTTGGGCGTAACTACTACCTAAGGCTTGAGCGTTCTGCATAGGGATCTGACCAGCAGCTAAGGAACTGTTACCAGCGTTTAAAGCCAATCCTGTTGATGTTGCTTGACTACCTGATAGACCCTGTCCTAGACCAATAGCATCCATTGACTTAGCCCACCCTAATTGCTCTGCTGCAGTACGGGCTTTTGTAGAGGCTGCTGCTGCCGTTGCTGACTGCATTACGCTATTAGCGTTAGCTTGTCCTTGATAAGAACCCGATGTTGGGTTGATACCGTAAGAACGCATAGTCATATTATTGTTCTTGTTAGTAATATCTGATTGAGCGTTTACATCGCCTACAGCTAGAGCTGCTTGGCGTTCAAAGTTACCCTGCGTGTTGTAGGAATTAGCTTCGTTGACGAGCTTATCCTGAGCTGGGTAGAACTCATTTTGCATACGTTGTTGGTACGAATCAGCTAACGCAGAATTCTTTTGGGTTAGGTCATACTGCTGTTGCTGGACTTTGTTAGACATATCTAACTGTGATTGGGACTGCGCTTGCATTGTTGGCCAAACGTTAGTCTTAAAGTCCTCATATTCAGCACTAGCTAAGTCAGCTTGTTTCTGTGCTGCAAGTCCAATATTAGGATCTGGGGATGGGGCTGATCCACCGCCTCCACCTTTACCACCACCGTAGCATGTGTATATATCCATGAATGCACGGATATCCCAAAAGTATCTAAATAAACCACCTATCATCGTCTCATCTCCAGCCAACGGCATTCTTCTTTAAGCATGCCGTATAAAATAAAGTCTGTACCGTCAGAAGCTCCACGGCGTATTACCCCTTCACGGACAAAACCTAGGTGTTCATCGAACTTTTGAGCTGCAAAGTTGTCTGTACGTACTAACCCAGTTACCCTGTTACATTCTAACTGAATAAATGGATATGCGAAACACCTATATAAAAAATCTCTTGTTAGCCACTCTTTACCAGTTCCAGCCACATGCATAGCAATCGAGGGGCCTGTGTACCAGTTAAACACTACTCCAGCCACTAATTCACCATCTTTTTCTAGCCCGATCGTATTGCACTTACCAAAGTCATCCTCATCGATCTGCTTACCAACCCACTCTATTACTCGGGCATCTTGGTTATATATGACTTGTTTCATGGAGTAGGCTTTGTAGGCGCTACTGGGAACATCCCATTTTTGAAGTCATCTTCAGTCATATCTCGTAGAGCTTTACGGTATGTAGCCCACATTGCACGGTCATCAGTAGTTAAAGCATTATCTGAAACCTGTGTCCAATCGCTATTGGAGAGTAATTCATTTCTTTTTATTCTTCCTAATGCAATTGCTCTGGCTCCATCAGAAACCCACTGCTTTGTAGCATAGTCAAATTTCCAGTAGCCATCCGGTTTATCTGGAATAGCAATAAAACCATTGTCCCAATAATATTCACTATCAGAATAGCTACCTTCTGCTATATCGTTACCTTGCCCTGGTACTTGTGCCGCAAAATGTTCCTCGGGGCATGCTCCTGTCCATAAGACCTGGCCTGTAGATCGGTTATATACCGTATAGTCCATTAACGTTTTACCTCAAGAACTGAAATAAGAGAGTTAGCTAGACCACCCCATGGCGTGAAATAATTCCAGTCGCCACCTTGAGTCCATATATTGTATGTAACTAGCCCGGCATAAGTTGATGTATCTAGATAGGATAGATATAACCCTGTGCCTGGGGCTGCTTGTGTTGCTATAAGAAAGTTTCCATAGAACACACCATGACCAGCACCAATCCAAGGGGGTGATCCATTTGTATTTAGGGCCGCTTGCATTGAATTTGAAGCCCCGTTATTTTGACCGCAGAATGTAATTACTTTTGGCGCACCTGTCGAATAAAAAGACACCGTTAGGGAGATACCCCAGCCGTAATTATTGTCTCCAGCACCTCGCTCCCCTGCTACAAAAGCGCTAACTGGTATTGTTACAGCTTGCCCTTGAATACTTAAGGTGCTAACAGCGGCATTAGCTATTTTGGCATTATCAATAGCAGCAGAGGCAATCTTGGCATTAGTAATGTTTCCATCTGCGATATTAGCTGCGACGATAGTAGCTGAGGCTATCTGAGCGTTTGTAATAGTTGCGGAGGCAATATTAGCTGCAGTAATCGTAGCACTAGCTATATCAGCAGAAGTAATCGTAGCATCAGCAATTTGAGCGGAAGTAATTGTTCCATTAGCTATTTGAGCGTTTGTAATAGAGGCATTAACTATCTTTGCAGCTGTAATGCTTGCATCAGCAATATTTGCTGTACCAACAGCTAGGTTGGCGATCTTGGCATTAGTAATAGCTGCATCAGCGATCTTCGCTGTAGTGATATTGGCATCAATAATTTTGGCAGCCGTAATGGAAGCATCCGCCATTTTTGCCGTACCAACAGCTAGGTTGGCGATCTTTGCAGAATCAACAGCTAGGTTAGCGATCTTGGCATTAGTAATAGCTGCGTCTTGGATAAAGGCGTTAACCATCGCCACTCGAGTAACCCCATCAACAACACCAATAGCAAATGGAACACTCGGAGTTTCCCCAGTACTAGAAGGACTTACTACTGCAAATCTATCAGCAATAACTATAAAACTAGATGTTGGAGTTCCACCAGTTGTTGTAGAAGCCAAGCCAAACCCAGCGACCCGACCATTGATATCGACCTTAACTGTGTACTGAGCTAGTAACCCACCATCTACACTTGCTCTAGTTGTTGCCTCTGTTGAGACAGCTGCAGTTAACGTAGTGTTATTTGTATTTACAGTTGACTGGAGCGTTGTAATGCTTGTTGACAACGCACTATCGGCATTTGCTCTTGTAGTTGCCTCAGACTGAATAGATGCATTTAAAGTACTTTGATTAGTACTTACAGTAGATTGCAGTGTAGTAATAGAACTTTGGAGCGCACTATCAGCAGTTGTCCTGCTTGTAGTTTCTGTAGTTAATCGTGCATTTACACTCCCTGGTACTGACGGATCGGCAGTAATTAAATTTATTTTGCTTGATAAGTCAGCGTAGAGCTGGCTTTCAGTAATCTGCCCCCGAAGCACAGACATCACATAAGCAGGATCTAGAGCAGTTTGACCAAGAGTTCCAACAGGACTGTTATATGGCCCAGTGATATTTGCTTGTGATACAAATCGAATCCAGTAATAGTATGTTGAATTATTACCAACAGTATCTGTATAAACAGAACCCGGGGCAAACCCTATTAGAGCCGCTGTAGAGAGTACGTTAGTTGTAGATCTCCATACCTCTGTATATGCATGGTTCAGATATGCAGCATCATCCCAACTCATAATGATATTAGTAAAGGCTCCCATAATCGAGAAGCCAGTGGGCATAGGCGGGGGAGTGTAGTCTGTTAGGGGGTTATAAGCAGATGTATTGGGAGAATTACTGACAGACGTTAGATTCTGAATACCTGTACTAATTACTTGCCCATTAGGTAATGGAGCCCCTGTAACCATACTTCCAAGAATCTCTAAAGACTCTTTCATTGGGCGAAGAATAGCTGCAATCGTTTGATCGGTTACGGGGGTAACCGTAGGGATACCAGGTAGGTTTGGGATATCTGCCATTATTGCTTAGTCTCTGTCATCGTAGAAGCTAGCAGAACAGACCTGACTGGTACATTACCGAGCACTTCTATTTCCCAGTTCACTGCTTTAAATCCTGCTGGAAGTCTTACGGGGTCAGATGAAGTTACATTTGCATCGTATTGCTTTACCCCGTCAGCATAGACTTTGATATTGATGTAACTACCCGCATTAGCAGCCATGAATATATAGTCTGCATAAACTTGAAGAGCCCCAAAATTACTTGGTAGAGGGCATTGGAATATCTTTGATTTCCAGTCATAGGTACTATTAGTTGCCCCCGCATCTATCTTATAGATCTTATTATCTGTATTCGATAAAGCAAATAGGTAGCCTGTACCTGGCTCTACAAATACTGCATTAGCTGGAAAACTAAAGTTTACTAGGGGTGGATTGTCATTACGTTGAATAATGATTGCGTTATATGTTGACCCTACTTTATAGAAGCCAAAGTACATATTGTTATATAGTGCCCCAATCAAGGAGGATGGGTTAATAGCTTGCCATTCATCTCGTGAGTACAGAGCAGTTGTTACTACATCTTGTGATCCTGGGCCAATAGAAACTAAGCCATTAGGACTTGCGTACATAACCCCAAACTGATCACAGGTAATAGACTTCTTAGATACACAAGGCTGGTTAATCGCTAGCTTTTCTTGCGTCATCATCGTAGGAGTTGATCCTGAAACTATGTATGGATTCTTTGTAGTTCCTACAAATAGAGAATTATTAAATACTCCTAAACCCACAATTGGATACTCGGTAGTCAACATGTAAGTTGATGGCCAGGCATGAGGCATATACGGTTCACAGAACCAAATCTGGTTCCCAACAAAACCCGCCAGTATGCCGTTTGGCATGGAGACTAAGCCTTGTAGCCCAGTAGGTGGAGGTGTGAAATATAGAGAAGGAAGTACAAGTCCTAGCCCAGTAGCATCGATACTGTCTACGTATGATGAAGATGCAATAGGGATCTCAGCAACTAGCTGGTAAGTTGTTGTATTCGCACCAACTACAGTTCTATAAATACGTCGGTACTTAAAGTTATAGTTCCCAGTAGGAGGCGTAGTAAAGCCATTAACAGTTACTGATGCCCCAGAATAAGTACATATACATGTTCCTGCTGGGCTTGGGGCAGATTCTTCTGCTACCGTTCCAAATTCAGTTACATTGGTATAGATATAGCTTCGTGTTTCAAGCGTATCAAAAACAGCTTCAGCTGTTGCACCTACTCCACCACCACCTGTAATAGAAATAACGGGAACAGTTGAGTAGTTTGACCCACCATTAACAACCGTTATACCTTGAACAGATCCTGAAATCGCTGCTGTAGCTGCAGCCCCAGAACCACTGGTGCTAGTAAAAGAAACTGTAGGTGGAGATAGATACCCACCACCAGCGTAATCTACATTGATACTCACTACTGAACAGCTAATAGTAGCTGTTGCTACGCCACCGATACCTGAAGTACTCGAGAACAAAACACTAGGAGCAGATGTATATCCAGTACCACCGTTAGTTATAGTTACCCCAGTAATAGCCCCTGCAGATACAGTAGCAGTAGCAGTAGCACCAGAACCTCCGCCACCAATAAATGAGATTGCAGGAGCTGTTGTAAAGCTTGAACCACCACTATTTAGGGCGATAGCTGAAATAGATCCACTGATAACAGCAGTTCCTACAGCACCAGATCCACCGCCAATAATTGCAGTAGCCGCTCCGCCAGTTCCACCACCACCAGTGATGACAACGTTAGGCACTAGAGAATACCCAGAGCCGTTATTAGTAATGACGATTTGAGATAGAGCTCCATCTTTAACAATGGCAGATGCAGTTAAGCCTGTCCCGTTACCCCCTGTAAAGCTAATTGCAGGAGCAGATGTATACCCAGTACCAGCAGCAGTTATATTTATTGCGTAGATAGATGTTGAAGTTAACGTAACAGCGGGAGGAGTTTTGTACCCTGTACCACCATTAGTAACTGTGTATGACTTAATTGAAGCTGACATAGCTGCGGAAGCTATAAGGCCAGTACCGCCGCCGCCTGTAGCTGAAACTGTTGGGATACTTGTATACCCAGAACCAGGGTTAGTTAAGTTAATCGTTGTAACAGCTTGAACCACGTTAAGATTTGGTGCATCTGTTGGCGCTGGAACACCCATCTCATAGTATGCATTTGGGTAGGGGGCTGCTCCACCACCATTCCCAGTCGCTAAAGACCAGTTTGTTTTACGGGGTGTAAATGTATCACTTGTGTAATAAAGACGGTATTCAGATGTATCGGCTACAGGGCCAACTACGTAGTCAGTATTTTGAGCTGATTCTAACCAGACAGGATTAGTTCCTGTAGCACCAGTAAATTTGAATATAGCCTTAACCCCAGTTGCAATCGGAGAATATTCAAAGACTGGAGTTTTCCATGCTCTAAGTTCCCCGGATTGAATCTTTACATTACTTGCTACTTGAGCTTGTGCATCGTTTAAGTTAGTTGGGCCAAGCTTGGGTACTATCCCCGAAAAACTTTGTAGTTTTATTACTGGCATGGCCCGTCCCTTTAATTACTTAGATGCTTTAATAACTGGAGCTTCTTCTTTAGCAGGTGCTTTTTCTTCTACGTAGCCTTCAGGTTTGCCATAAGTCCCAGCTTCGATCTGGTCGGCAATTAATTGGCCTTCTTCATTCAAAGTAAATGTTCCATCTGCGTTACCAACAAATTTACGATCTGCACGTTCACCAACGATCAATTGACCGCCTACTACTTCTGCGTTAGTTGCTTCAATAAATTCTTTTAAGCTAATTGCCATTTGTAAAACTCCTCTTGTTATAAAACCATTGAAAGGGCTTGTGCCCTAACTACTTTCACACGACGCAGCCAACCTTCTCCATATATAGGAAACAGTTTGAGAGTCTCGTAATACTGGGCATGTGCATCGCAAAATTCGTTAATGATGGTCTTGAGGGATTCGCCTTTGAACTGAGAAACAGCGGCCATAGTAACGCTGCCAAAACCGCCATCAGGCACAGTCCCGACAATCCCCTGCAAAATCTTAATCGCACGTCCTGGCCCGGAATTAACAGCAACATCGAAAACAACATAGTCAAGACCAGCCATAAGCTCATCAGCTCTGCAAGCATCCCAGTATTTCCTTTTATAGATTGGAGCTACGTTAGCGGCTGTTAAATTCCGCATGTAGCTATTTGTTACGGGGTGATGTAGCCACTCTTCCATTGAAGCTTGAGTTACACCCAAATTAGTACAACCAGAACGACCATCAGAAAGAGCGTTCCCAGTATCTCGGGGGTCATCTTGGTATCCACCTTCGCTCTCCAGTAAATGGGTTAAGCAGTTAGAAAAGTTAGTAATCATTTGTTTGGTGTGCTGTTGTAGAGCATTTGGTCTTTAGCATGACTAGCGTTGGTAGAACCAAACCAGAAAGCCACTATAGAGATCCAAGCAGTACCTAAAGAGCCAAGCATAATAAGCAAAGGCTGGTTGTTATCTTGAGCGTAGCCAAGCATGAGTGAAGCTAGAATCCCAAAGAATCCCATAGTGATTCCATAGCTAAGAACTGCTGGAACTGCAGACTTGGTAAGCCCTTGCATCTCACGAGCAGATTTTCTGTCATCTACCGCTAATTGTTCAAAGTTCAAGCCTAGTGCTTGAGTCTGTTCTTTGAACTTAATTTCTTCCATCTGTACTGCTGCGATTTGATCTGCTGATAACTTATTGTTATCGATCATCCCTTTTACTTCGTCGGGAGCCACCCCAAATACTTTAGACAAAGCAGTAACTGCCAGCCCAGCAAGAGGGCCACCAAGACATGTAGCAATAGTTGGTGCAATTTGGGTTAACCAGTTCATTTAGAGTTTGGGTGCATTACCCGTTTTAATAAGGATGGCTAGGCCAATTAGACTTAGGAAACCAGTTGTTATGACTTTTACAGTAGTTGACCATGCTGCTGCTTTTGTTGCTCTCCATGAATCTAAAAGCCCACGAAGTTCTTTTACGTCTGTCCCCGCATCTTCATCGTGTAAACCTAAGTCAGCTAAGGCTTTACGAGCACCCCATTCGGCAGCTTCCCGCATCATCTCTTTCATTTGAGCGTGTGAGGGGTTATCAATATCATCAAATGGAGTTAACATAGCTCACCTCAATTAGTCTGTATTACGGTAAAAATGCACATAGTTATCCCATCTGTTTGGGGTTTTTCATAATAATATACTAACAGATTATATGCATAATACCCACATACATACTAACAAATAGTTATGCAGATGGTACAGATATGTCTGGAGTAGGTGCTATTGATTCTATTACTGGAACCCAAGGAATAGGCAATTGAACAATTGGAGGATTCTTTTTAAGTGCTAAAGCAGCGTCTAAAGATGCTTCAAGTGTAGGTACGTCTAATTTAGCTTGCACCCAACCAATAACCTCAGATTCAGTAAGAGTTGAATACGGCTTAAATGAGGCTGCATCAGGTGCTTCAAAGCTAACAGAACCATATGATCCTACAAAATCAGTTCCATCTGTGCAATCAACTAGGTAATGCGCTGTTACTACTACGTCAACTAATCCATCTACGGATTTAGCTGTATCGAGTGCTGCAATTTTATATGTGTATGTGTTCATATTATTTTCCTTCTAGTGCAGTTAAGCGAGTTGTTAAGTCTGTGATTAAGGCTTGTTGCTCTTGGATTGCCGCTGTGAGAGTAGCTACTAAAAATGATGTATCAATTCCCTGGTAAATTGGTTTTCCTTCAGTATCTACAGCATCCTTTTCTCCTGTTACGCAATCAGGAACTATAGCTTGCAATTCGTGGGCAATAAAACCTTGACCTTTTGAGCCATCAGTTTTCCAGCTATAAGTTACTGGTTTAAGTTGTTGCACTACATTCAATGCATTTTGCATTGGTAATACATTTTCTTTTAATCTATAGTCTGATGATGTATTGAAAGCAGTAGTGCTTCCACCAGAAGTTATTGTTCCAACAGTTCCATTTGGGTTTACAAAACCAATTTGCGCTGTACTTGTTGTTGAATTACAAATAACTGCTATGCCTGCACTTGTTCCGTTTGTTGATGGAACTTGTAGAGGGCATGTACCAATTGCTCCATCAGCATAAGCGGTTGTTCTTTGGATTAATACATGACCACCAGAGTCAATACGCATACGTTCGTTCCAAACGCCAGCACCATAATTCCAAAACTGTAGATTACCTAAGCCTGCTTGAATTGCTATAGTATTGTTGGCAGCGCCATCAGAAAAGGTAATGTTAGGAGCATTTTGAATTGTAGTGGCAGAGGTAGAGCGATTAATTGCTATATCTTTAGTTGTGTCGGTAGAAGCATAACCTTGAACAGTAAGCCTGCCGTTTGCTGTAGTGCCGCCAATTAAAACGTTACCAGAAGCATCAATACGCATTCTCTCAGATGCACCAACGCCAAATGCTGTAAATGCAGCAGAGTTTGTTTCATTGTTGTTTAAATAAAAACCGCCGCTACGATACTTGATAATATCAACTACAGCAGACCCAGTATTTGCTACATTAGATGTTATTAAGCGTAAATCAACAGCTCCAGTACCTGTGTCAGAGTTGTAAATATCAAAATAACGTGCAGTATTAGGAGCTGTTGCAGTATTGCCAATTTGAATATTTCCGCTATAGTCAATATTCATCCTACCAGTATTAGCAGTGCCAAATGCTAAGTATCCAGTAGCAGAAGCTGCTCCTTGAATATAACTAACATTAGAACTAGCATTTCCAGTATTGTTATTAAATATTAATGCACTTAAATTATCAGATGCTCTACCACGCATTTGAATTGCAGGACTTCCTGATGTTGCTAATACATCTAATGTGTAACTAGGGTTTGTGACCCCAATACCCACATTACCAGAGGAGTCAATACGCATCCGTTCGGCGTTGGATGTTCCAAAAGTTAATGGAATGGCATTGTATGTTTTTAAATTAAAAACGCCAGTAGCATTGTCTGAATAAACAACAGAACCTCCACCGCCAGCAGCACTAGATGTAATCATCCATAAATTGCCATCATTTGATGCAGTTCTTAATACTGCAGTTGCGGATGAACCTGTGTTGCTATTTTGTACTACTGTTGATAAGGTAGAATTTGCAGAAGTTGCAATAGAAATATTACCTGCATTATCAATACGCATACGTTCTGTAGGTGTATCAGTAGTACTTGTACCAGTTAAAAACCGCATTGACCATGATCTGGGTGTAGTATCGCCACCATTCGCACCGTACTCAATAGCACCAGAATAGCGAGTTCCATAATCTGTTCCTGCCCAGTTATTGGAAAATGTAGACCCAAAAGTAATTCTGGAATCTTGACCTAAAGATCCTCCTGCTGGACCGATAGATAAATTATTGTTTGTACCTACAGTAGTTCCAGAAACGATTGCTAATCCAGTAGCTAATGAGCTTGGAGTAGTAGTACCAATTCCAACAACCCCAGCAGCATCAATACGCATACGCTCGGTATTAGCAGAGCCATTATAAAAATATAAAACGCCATTTGAATCGCTTGCTATTCTTGACGTTTGAACTGAGTTTACTAAAAAATCTAAATAAGCTGCGTTTCCAGTTGCAGAGTTTATAGACAGGTCGGCATAACCAGTAGGAGAATTAATTGCAAATGTTGTATTAGAGCCTAACCCTAAAGAGGCTTTTTGAGTTTGTGCAAAATCTCTGTAAATAATTCCTGACGCATCAAAATAATTATTTCCGTTGCCCAAGTAATCCAATGTAAATCTACTTGCTACACCATTAATAACGACAGCCGTTGTTGAGGCCGTTGCTTGTGTTACTGTGAGCTTTCCTGCTGCTGTGGTAGTTCCAATACCTACGTTACCACTTGTATCAATACGAAGTCTTTCGCTACCGCCTGTGTACATTGTTAGTGGTAGGTATGTGCCTGTTCCACGAATCAATGAAGAAATCCGTGAGTCTGAACCACCAACAACTATCATTTGTACTTCTGAACCATTTGTTGCTGCTGAATCTGATAATGCGCTTAAGCCAGCATTAGTCGATGTTCCATTTGGAATAATAAAAAATGTAGTTTGTCCATTGACGGTACTTGTTTGAAATGCAGCACGACTAGCTATAGTAGTGTTACTAAAATCACCAGTAATACGGTTACTAGTTCCAGTAAAGGTTAGGTTTCCTGAATCAGTAATCCCTGCAAAAGACGGGCTAGCCCCCGATTGATATTTATCAGCGTTTAAATTGCTAAAGTTAGTATCTAACTCAGTATTTGTAAGGGGGCTTCCCTTTGTATTCCGCAGTACTATCGTGGACATAAAAACCCTAGTCTAATTAAGATACTGTTACTGTCCAAGTTACTGTCATCGAGTCGCCAGATTGTTTGTTTACTACTGGGAATACGGTATGGCAAAGCATTGTTCCTGCACTAGCAGCATTGAAAATACCAGCTTCAGTAATTGCCCCAGTACCTACACCTGCTCCAAAAGTAGCAACATAAGTAATAGTGTTAGTTAGCACAGTAGTAGAGATAAGCACTACACGGCTACTAGCAATCTCAGCACCTAAAGCAGTATCAGCGGCAACGGCAGCTGTAGCTGATGTTCCAACACTCATATTAGACATCGCTGTAGCAGTTGCATCTTTCATTCTGCTAACGATATAGTTTAGACCTGTTGAAACAACTAAGTTTTTAAAGTCATGTGTTTCACGGATTTTTCCATCAGAGCCTGTAAGAACTACTTGGAGCTCTCCGTTAAATTTTAATTTTTCGATTTGTTGCATTTTTAAACCTTATTAAAAAGATTGCGATGAGCCTACATAGTCACTAGCAAAATATGAAATATCACAATAGCCTGTTATTACCAAAAAACCATTGTCAATTTTACTAACTGAATCTGTTAGTTGTTTCCCACTAATAATAACGCTAAAATCGCTTTTTAGCACGGATTCTGCGGATATTTTTCCATATGCTAGTGAGGGATCATCATCCAATAGTGCAAGGTGTGTATATAGATCTGCAGGATGAACTAACTCAGTAAAAGTCTTGCTTATTAAAAATGTCTTTTGCTCTGCTGTTATTGAAGCGTCTGTAAAAGGTTTAGTAGTAGATGTAGTATGAAATTCATTAGTACTAGCTGCATCAACACTTTTCTTTGCGTAGTTACTTATAGCAGTATCTGATTTTGAAAACAGTTCAGAAAAACTCTTAGATACACCTAAGGACAATAGTTCTAAAGTACTAGAAGCATCATCTAACGGCTCTTTTGTATTTCGTATAAAGCTAACAAGCTCACTAGTCTGAGCAGCATCGGAAAGTAATTTATTAAATAAACGTACGCTAGACTCACTAGTAGTTGTTGTATCTATAGATACTTTAGAAGATTGTTTTTTTGCTAACTCAGAGCTAGTGGAGCTATCGTTTAATTTCTTACTATTAAAAACATATGCACGTTCTATAGTTGTAGAGTAATCAGTAGAAGATTTACCTATGGCTAATAACCTACTTTCTGAAGTATTAGCAGGGTCAGCAACTGGTTTAATAAGACTAGATTTTTTTAGATCTAATGTGTTTGCGCTATCACTATTTACTTTTTTTAGGGCAATAACACTAATATCAGCTTTAGCTAAAATATCAAAAAGACGCTTATTTACTCCAAGTATAGAGGTATCGAGTGCATACTTAATATCGATAATAACGGGGTTACGGCCAATCGGATCAGGCTCAGCCATGACCGTCATCAATACGCAGCTTAGCTTAGCTATAGGAATTAAATAGCTTGTAGTAGCTAAAAACTCATTATGTTCTGCGTTTGCTACTGGTACTTCGATGTATACCGATGCAGCAATTCCGCTTGAAATAGCGCCTGAGCCAACGGCCATTTAGAATTCCTGACGGATCTGGAATTTCAGTACGTCATATACAGTTTGGATAGTTCCATCGCTGTAGTCAACGACAATTTCACCTTCATAGTTACCTGCTGGTTGGTTTAAATCTCCAACTGCCCAAGGAAACTGAGCACGTCCGCCTTTGCCAGGGACGTTATATGGGGCTGTAGAGTTAATTGTTCCATCGTCAAGAACAATTCCCGCTAACTTAATAGCAATAGATGTTGCCAAGATCGTAGTTGTACCAACTGCACGAAACTTCAATAGTACTGTTGCCGCACTAATATCAATTGGGTCACCTGTTGCAGTATCAGTCAGGCTAATCACGATTAACGGCTTAGTATCCCCTTGGACTAGTAAAATTTTATCGCTCATACAAACCTCGCAAATTCAACCTGTACCGCAGAACGGGACAAGCCTTTATTAATATTCGTTCTTACAGATGAAATAGCCTCAAGGAACTTACGTTCATATTCAATTGATGAGGGCTTATCAAAATAAGGTTGTTTTGGAGTGCCATAGAGACGAGCTCTAGCTCCATAGGAAATGTACTCTAGGTAAGACTCATAAATGTCTTGGTCAACCCCAGTTGATGCTCTAGTTGGGGCTAGCGCAACTCGCATAGTAAGTCCTGAGGAGTTATTTACTAGCGGAGCAGGTACTAGCATGATTTCGCTTGGGATAATCTGAGTTATGTATAGAGGGCTAGAAACTAATGCTCTCCAGTCAGTAAACCTATACATTCTTGTAAGCTCTTCAGTACTTTTAGGGATAAGTAAAACTCCGTTAAACCATGCTTCAATAACGCTAACTAATTTAGTCCCTGAGGGTGTGTCAATACTGCAAGATGATTGCCCTGCATATACCATCTGAGGGTCAAGGTCTACTTGCCAATA